TATCGCGCATCAGTTCCCTGATGTTTTTAGATACATCTTTACCCAAGGGCATTATTTCATCTTTCCCTTAACCATACCGCCATAACGCATCATCTGATCCGACATTGGAGGCATTGGCATCTGTGGCGACATAGCCTTCTGCATGGGCTTAGGAGCCATTGCAGGACGAGCCTTACCACGGAGTGTCTTTGGTGCTTTACCCGTCTTAGCAGCCATCCCTGCCTTACCTGCGACCATCATACTGTCGTCGGCGTTGGCAACCATACCGCCACGCTTGTAACCCTTACCAGTGACGCAACCGCCACCCTTCATTGCTTTACCCATTCCACGCACTTTACGTACTCCCTTTTCGATTTGATGAGACATTGAACTACGATTGATCATCGTTAGCCTTTTTTACGATTCTTCTTTTGAGACTGTGGTACAGATTTACCTTTAACAGAGCCGCCCTTTTTAAAGCCGCGCATTGGTGGACGTGGACCACCCATACCACTACCTAGTGCACCAGAACCCGGCATTGGCATAGCTGGACGTGGACCACTCGCCGGAAATGTATTAAGCCCAGCACCAATCATACCAGCCATACCACCCTTTACAGGATTACCAGACCCACTACCCCCAAAGCCACTAAAACCAGCACCACCAGCACCAGCACGTGGAGGCATTGGAGAGCGTGGAGGCATATTTGCAACCATTCTTGGATCAGCTATTCTCATATTATTCCCCTAAAATATTTAAACTACGATTTATCACGATTAGCACTTCCATCTTTTACGAGCTTGTCTAAGACGACTATTCGGATTGTTTGCTGCTTCTGGAAAGTCGCGCATCTGACCAGCAGATCTAGCGCAATAAGACTTCCTACGTTTTGCACGAGCAGGACTTGGATCAGATTCAGTTACGGCAGTTTTTAGTTTAGATCCGGGGTTAGCACGACGATATGCTTTAACACCCTTCTCAGTCATACCCGCACCAGACTTCGTAGGAAGGAAATTACCAGACTTAACTGATGTCTTAATACCCATTCCCTTTTTACGCATTAGTCACCTGCGGTATTTTTAATAAGAACAAAGATAAACATACTTGAACAAGCGTTATTATTTCCAGTGCCTGTAGCCTGTGCTTCCAATGTAGTCTTTTCCGGGACAGCAAGTGGAAACTCAAAAACGTAGTCTGCTACACTGTTATTCACAGTAGTAACAGCAGCAGTGCGACGGATATCATCTGTTCCGCGAGTCATTAAACGACCTGTTACTGGACCTGTTCCTGATGCTTGACCAGACGAGAATAATCCCTGTGTTATATAAGCGGTATATCCTGCTGGAACTGTAAAACTTCCTGTGATACGAGAGTTATAATTAAATTGAATAACGTCATAAACTGTTGCTGGGACACCCGCTGTCACAGTGCCAGTACCAAAATAAATAGTTCCGGCAGCAGAATCCAAAGATCCAGCAGTAACAACATAGCAGTTATTTATATGCAGATATGAATTTGTAGTTGTGACAGCAGTTTGACCATTTAGTGTCACAGTTTCTGAAATTACATTGTGATTTGTATCCAGTCCTTCAAGATAAACGGTTCTTGCACCAGTTCCATTAGATGAATCATCAGTACTACTTGAACTTACTGATAATTGTAATGCTGCTGCTGGAAATGCAAGAATTCCACCATGAGGCCACACTGTTTCAAGATCAGTGTCTAGGTCAGAGTTATAACCAAAGACAACATAGCTTTGATGCCACGGGATTTGACCACGAGCTACTTGAAGCTCAAACGGCTCTGTTTTACCTGTTTTAGTAATAGATGCTGGTGCAATACTCATTATTGAGTTCCTCTATTTGCTATAACAGTTGCTAGGTCTGCCCTCATCTGCTCACGATCAAGCTGTCCTTTTTGCTGCAGCTTTGCAACTTCAATGGAAAGCTTGTCTTGATGTTCCTGATTCTTCTGAGCTAGTTTCTGCTGATCATTTTGTACGTCTGCTTGTAACTTAGCACCATCTAACTGCAGTTTTGCTTGTGCCATTTGCATTGCTGGATCTTGTGCAGCCTGTTGCTGCTGCTGCATCTGAGCCATTTGTGCAGCCTGTTGAGCCAACTGTTGCATTGCCAAAGCTTGTTTCTGTGCAATGAACGTCTCGACTTCAGGATTAAGAGTAACGTATTCATCATCCTTCGAAGGATTAGACTTATCGTAGTCAGGAGCAGGGTTAAGATTTATGTTGGAAACTGCTTCTACCTGTTGACGAATCATGTAAGCTTGGTGCTCTGCGACGTGTGCCAAGAGCATTGGTATTACCTGTTGCAGTGCAGGATTCTGCATTGCCATTCCCTGCACAATCTGTAGCTGTGCCATATGAGACTGTGCATGAGCATTATGATCCTGATACGCATAAGCCTTGATAGGATTACCGTTCATGACCGTGAATAGCTCTGTCGCAGGGTCCATTGGCTTGGCTCCACGTTCTGGAGCGAGTACTTCTTCAATGTTCAAAGTACCAAGTGCTTCGTGCATACGCCTGACAGCTACACGAAGATCATGCTGCTGTGGAAGTTGCGTAGCCAACTGCAACTGTGTCTGTGCTCTCAAGATACGTTGAGACTCAGAGAAAGTGTTAGGATCTGACACAGGCAGAACGTCTACACGGCTGTCAAAGTCTGCCTTGAAGATAGTTCTCTCACCGCCTTCAACGTCGTATGGATACTCTTCTGGTAGGAAGTCACGGTTAATACGTGAAAGAATCTTGAATTCCATACGCTGTGCGCGATGAAGACGCTTGTGAATAGCAGACATCACCTTTACGCCCTGCTCCATCATGGCAAGTGTAGTACCAACTGGTGCTTCACTATTCATGTCAGAGACATTCATATCAGCGACTGACGCAAGACGGCGAGAGTCATCAATGATACGACCAAGCAAAAGGAACAGGGTCTGAGATGGCTCTTTTACGGGTATCGTTATGATAGCCTTGTTCAGATCGTCCCCGTAGCCTTCCACATCACGGAATTCGCCGAACGACAACGGTGTATCACCACCATCGATACGAACTCCACGAGCCTTAAATCCTGCTGGAAGGTTGGCAAATTGACCAGCATCGACCAAAGAACGCAAAATAGCAGTTGAGGTCTTCTGCAAATTGCCTAGAATGTGTGGCAAACCCATGCCATAGAAACCAAGCCCCGGAAGGAACTTGTAATGTGTAAACCACATTAGTTTCTGCTTTTTAGGGTCATTTTCTTCATAATTACGACGAATTGACAGCACTTCTTCGGTAGATTCGTCAATTGTAACTACATATGGAAGCTTAATTCCGGTAGGTTCACCTTCGTCATCAAGGTCTTCAAAGCCTTCAATGTCAAGATCTACATGAAATTCAAGGAGTTTACGTGTTCCCTTGGATTCAAACCTCTTAATACCAATAATTTCTTCTTTTGCTTCGCGTACTTCGTTGTCTTTGTCATTCTTTGGTTCACCAAGATCAATATCTACATAGAAACCGCTGACTTGATGCCTACGGACTTCATTTTCATCCATACGAATGATGTGACAGAACCTTGGGGAGGTTTTAAGATCCGTTGTATGGTAAGAAATTACAAAATCTTCTGCAGGAACATACTTAGAGACTGGACGTTCAAAGTGATAATCGTAATAAGTCTTTTTAAACGTGCTACCAGAGAGCGGTAGATGGAACAACATCGTGTCAAGTTCATCAAAATACTCTTCCATTTCTTCTGTGAGTTGATAGTTCATGTAATCACGAACACGATCAGCCTGAGACAAGGTTTCAGGTGACGCAGTACCCATAAGTTTTGATTTTACTGGTCCACCAGCGGGGAATAGTTCAGAAATTGCCCGTGCTTGGAACTGCAGTGCTGCCTCAAGCATCATTGGGTGATGTGCGGCACACGCTCCCGGAAATGGATAGTCTACATCTTCAAGCTTAAGACCGAGGATCTGAATACCCTCTTTATATGTAGCTTCCCAATCCTTGCGGGATTCTAGGTCGTTCTTAAATCCATCGATAAGGTCAGATGCAATTTCTTCAACATCCTCAGATTCCATGTATTCAATAAGATTTTCACTAAACTCAGGCTCTTCAGAGTCTTCTGGGCCAACGTTAATAATTACAGAACCATCTGGCTCCATAATGATTTCAGTCTCTTGATTCTCATCAATATCATTAAGCACTACGGCTGTATCTACCATTTGAAAGATTTTTCCATAAACACCGTATGTTTAAACACGGCACAATAAGTATTCTATAACATGTAACTTACAAAACGTCAACGAAATGTGCTACCAGTAAGCTTTCCTAGTAGGAATCTCGTAGTCTGCTTCTTCCGGGTCTTCTGGGTGTTGTAAGAACCACCCAGACTTAAGCCTGATCATGGCTTGTGTAAATGCATCTACATCGTCGTCATTACGACCGTTAGGAAATGATGTAAGTTGGTTA